CGCCGTCGACGTGCACCTTAACCTTCGTCTTTGGTGCGAGGATTTCCCCGCAGAGCGGGGGGGAGAGGATGGTGTGGGCGTTGGCGCCCGCGATCCAGCTGTCGAACATCTCAAAGTCGAATGAGTACTTCGCCAGGGAGTTGACTGCGTAGTCAACCATCCAGTCCTGAGCCTCATTGGGGTATTGCACGCTGACATCCCCCTCTGAGTCCCACTTGCGCATTCCCTGCGTCTTATCCGTGATCCCTACCTCACCGAAGATCTCGACCGTCTTCCGGACCAGGGGCCCGATGACAGGAGTGTTGCGGTCGGTGAGGTGGAATGACCTTGCTTTTTCACGGTGCTTTTCCAGGGCGGTGACGTGGCCTGGTAGATTAACCGTGACGTGGTATTTCGTGAGTTGCCGCGGTAGGTCGCAGCAGGAGTTGGGGTCACCGAACCATACATCGGGTCCGTAGATCCGGGATAGGAACGTGACACCGAAGTGTCCTCTCTTCACTTGGTCGCATTCGAGGACCAGCCCAACCATGCTGGATGATCGGGTGGCCTCCTCAGGTGAGACGTCGGGAGTGAGCCCGTCGTCCCCACCGTAGATGCCCAGGGCATCCCAAGCTTGCTTGGGTGTGCGCCTCCCCCCTTCGAACGGTTCCGAACGCAGTGTGACGTACGAAACGAAGGCGTTGTCGATCGAGTTGAAGCATGCGGTCTCCGGACTACCAGATAGTCTGGCTGCAGCCGAAGTGTAGCGGGTGCCGTGCCTGCCAATGCCGCGCAAGTTGTGCTGAGAGCGGTGGAGGTCCAGAAGCTCACCTAGGTACGCGCGCTTGTACGCGCGGGTCAGGACTTTGCGTTCTAGCGTCCGAAGGATCATCGATACCCGTCCGTCGAAGCGACTGAAATCCGTGTTGATGGCGGTACGTGCCCTGGATAGAACCTCGCAAACGCGGAGCGAAATCTCGCGTGGGGTTTTCCCGAAGGCGTACCAGCGCGTCGTCTTGAGGATGTCGCTGATGGGGTAGATGAACATGGAGTAGTCTCGCTTGTCCGACCCGTTGATCGTGGTGATGGGTCTGGGGTCCTTCACGTCCGCGTAAGCCTCACGTTTCATGAAGCTCTTAGCGATGCGTCGGGGGCGTTCTGTCTCGGATTGCTCCAAGATGCGCCGTTGGCTGGGCCGGTGCTGCCGCGCGTACACCTCATCCAGGACGGCGGGGTCTAGGATGTGTGGCCTCGGAATTAGCAGCTCGGCAAACTCGGTCATGAGGTCCTCCATGTACTGCGTGGGTACTAGCGGCTTGTCGCGCTTGAAGTCGGTGATGCGTCCTTTGATGCACCACTCCTCATTGGCCTTGTTGTCCAGGGGAGCAAATGCCCCGTGTAGGATAGGGGACATGAATGCGGTGAGAGTCTCCTTTACCTCAGTGGTTTGGTACTTGGAGTCAATCTCGTAAGAGCGGACAGCCTCTTCAACCGGGAAGACAAGAGTACGAGGGTCTCGTCCCACAGTTGAGTGCTCACGGTGGTAAGCCAGCAAGGCTGAGGCCTGCGCCTTCTGGTCGATGATGTTTTCGACGTCAGGAAGGTGGCCTTGAATGGATGACAGGTTCGTCTTCACCGTGCTGTTAAGCGCGATGGAGGCGATGGCGCTGTCCGTCGCGGCACTGATGGTACCGCAGGCGAACGTTCCGACTCTAGCCGTCGAGACTTGGAGGCCGTTCTTCCCCTGAGAGTACAGACGGGTGAACTGGCCCACGACGGGCTCTAGTCGGGACAGGCGGGAAC